ATACAAATGAATAAGTAGGGTATATTATTAGTAAAATATTAATTAGTAGTGTAGAGTAGATATAAAGATAAAAGAATAAAAATGTTCATAATTTAAGTCTAATACCTTCATATCTATTCTATATTGCTAATTATGGGCACATAACTCAGTAGGTAGAGTAGTAATCAAAATATGGTACCAAAAACAAAAGTTAATATTGTTTGTTTTATGCGATTTACAAGTCACAGGTTCAAGTCCTGTTGTGCCCCTTAAAAACATATACCACTTAATTAGTGGTATAAGGTAGATATATATAAAAAAGAGGCATAAACACCTTTAAAGATACAATGCATTGGTATATCTATCTTACACTGCTAATTAAAGATAGAAAGGAAGGAGAAAAATGAAAGAAAGATTTGATATTATTGCTAGTAGTTTAGGTTCATATTTTGGTTGTGGATTTAATACTATAGAAGAACAACTAGAGATTGATTTAGGTAAAACTATTAAGGAGGTAGACCCAGAAGCTCAAGATAGAATGGACTTAGGTAATGCTATGGAAAATGGATGTCTTGATTATTTTGAAAAAAAACTTAATATAGTTATTGACGAAAGAAATAGTGAATATAAATATGCTGTAAATGGTTTACTTAAATGTAAAAGAGATGGTAGAACATTCTTAGATGGTGTAGAAACTGGAGTTGAAAATAAATACTCTAATAGCAAAACTAAATGTTTTACTGAAGATTTTGGATATGAACTACAATGTCAAGCATATATGATGGCTTGGGGATTGGACCAATGGTTATTATGTGGTATGTGGCAAGGACAACCTAGAATGAAATTAATTAAGAAAAATGAAGAAGTTCAAAAAGATATTGAAGATTTAGTCACAACTATTAGTTCTATATTAATGGGAATAACTTCTATAGATGATTATCCTTGGGATATTGTAGAAAAATATTCTAAAGTTAATCAAACTAAATCATTAACAGATGATGATATAGAAGATTATGATAAAGAATTACTTCACAGACTTGGTGAATTAAAGGAAGAAATTAAAATAAGAGAAGTAGAAAGTAAAGAACTTGAAGAGTATGTTAAAACTCATTATGCTGATAGTAGATACCAAGATGAAGATTATAAATATGTCATTTCTACTGGTGAAAGAAAAGGTGGATTTGACGAAGATAAATTATCAATAGAACATCCAGAAATTGACTTGACAAAATATAGAAAACCTTCAACTACATATACTCTAGTTAGAGTAAGTAGTAGAAGATAGATAGACATCACCTCCAATAATTGATGTTAAAGAATACGTGCTATCAAATGATAGCACATTAGGTATTAGATAATTCCTCTTTATTCTTTTAAAAGTCTTTTGTTGTATATTTTTCATTTATATACCATCTAATACCTAATGTGGTGTTATTTAATAACACTAATAATATTTTTCATCTATTATTTACTTTCAAAAAATCCACAAAATAAAATATCCATTAGCTATTTTTACTTTTTAGTCAAGGTTTGGTTGTGGATGTGTTTATGACAAAAGAAAAGAGAGTTTATACTCTCTTTTTTTTATTTACCATAAAGCAATTTTTCATAGTCCGAATAAGGGTCATTTGAATTAGTTTTTGTGTCTATACCATATTTAGCAAATATAGCATTTAAACCTTCTATAGTATTGTTTTTATTTGCTTTTTTAAGTTCACTCATAGTACTAAATTGATAACCTTTTTGTTCATATTGTTTCATTAAGTTCTGTAATTGTTCTATTTGGTTATATGTTTTAGATAGTTTATCTGTATTAACATTACCACCAATAGTTAAATTACCTTGTAACGCACCAGGTATTCCACCTTCTTGATAACCTTTATAACCTCTATCTAACATTCTAAGTTGTGTATTTAAACCTGTAAGATTTCCTATAGTTTGTTGGAATTTAGCGTCATCTAATTTATTTAATACTGGAATATTGTCTAAAGGTAGTTCATTTAAAATACTTATATTTCCTTTTTGACCTGGATATTTTTCTATTTCATTTCCAGTAAGAGTATTAACATTACTAACTCTTTCATATAAGGATTTTACAAGAGGATTACTTCTATTTACTAAACTTGCTAATGGGTCACTTACCACATCAGTTAAATCTCCAAAAGGTAATTGTGCTCTAATAAATGAGTATTTCCCATCTTTTCCAACTATAGGAATAGGTATATACATATTATCTTTTAAATATTGTGGTAGGTTCTCATAATCTTCACCAAAACTTCTAGTAGCAGATTTATAAGATTTCATTAGTTTATTATAATTTTGTAAATTGTCTCCCATATTACCTATTTGATAAGCCAAATTCTTTTTAGTAAATGTATAGAAAGGAATTATATTTTTCATTGTTCCTTGTTCAAATGCTGTTAAATCTGATGGGTCAAATAATACTTTACTTACAACTTCTCCAGCAGCTTTTGATTTTAGTATATCATCAGCATTATCTGCTATTTCAACACCTAAGTTTCTCATAAATTTTGGGTCATCTAAAGCCTTTGAATAAAGAGCATATCTGAATATTCTATCTTCACTAGCATTTAAATTAGCAAAGAAATCTACATATTTATCATAAAGATTTTTATTTCCTTTTTTATTTAAATCTTTTACTATATCTCCAATATCATATTTTTTAAGTATTGAAGCTTTATCTGGAGTGCTTACATTTTCCATAAAACCTTTTAAACGATTAAATATTTTTGCTTCGTCATCTGATAATTGAGATATATCTGTAACACCTCTTCTAAGAATATCTTCCCAGTTATTTAAGTCTTTTATAGCTTGTGATGAATATTTTGCTATATCTGGCATTGACATACCTGACATAGCCATATTAGCCATATTACCTGTTATGTTATTCATTTGGTTGGTTAATGAAGCAGTTGAATTCTTTTTAAAGAAGTTCATTAACTTATTATACATTTTACCAAATTCATTTTTAGCTACATTATCGGTATTAAATTTTATTATATTTAAAACAGTTGGGTCAATAGCCATATTTCCACCATAGTCAAATAAGTTTTTTAACTTTCCTGCTTCTTTAATAAGAGCTTCATTTCCTGTTTTATTACCTGTACTATACATTAAATTAACTATTTTATCTTGCATATCTTTATCAATTCTTTTAAACCCATATGGTGTTCTTCCGTTTTCTATAAGTCTAAATGGTGAATTGTCTAATAATTTATTTAATTTTTCAGTATTTGCTGCAACGTCAGTTCCTTCACTTATAGCTCTTTTTAAATTACCCATCTCTTTTAAATCACCAAAACCTTGTTTGAACAACACTTCATCAAAAATTTGTGTATTCTTAGCAAGTTTAGGCATTTGGTCTATATAAGATTGAATACCAGCAGTAGCACCTGTTTCAAATAGATTTATATTTTCATCTATAAATTTTTGAGCTGCTGCATTGTCTTTAAATAAGTTTTTTAATTCTCTTTTCTTAAGTAAGTTTGCTTCTTGAGCTGACATTTCATATTTTCTAGCATTTAATGTTCTACTTCCAATTCCTACATTTGCAGAACCTTGAGGTAGTTGTTTTTCAACTTCATTAAGTGAAAGTCCAAAATCTGTACCTAACTTTTTTATGTTTTGTTCATAGTCACTAGCTAGTCTATGTTTAGAATAACCTTCTAAGTTATTTTCTAAGAACTTCTCATCAAGTCCTTTCATACTCTCAAAATTTTTAGAGATAAATTCGTTAGCTTCATTATAAAATCCTTTAACATCTTCTAATAAATCAGGAGCATTTTGCTCTAGAAATTGTGTAGCTTCTAAAACTTCTTGTTGTTCTTTTGGTGATAAGAATGAAGCTCTATTAAACACCTTATCTAGTTTTTCTGGGGCAAGTTTATCTTTATATTTAGTCCATTCTTCTCCTAATTCTAAAACATCATCTTGTCCTTTTTTAATACTATCAATTAATACATCAGCTTTATCTGGAATATCTTTTGCAGCGTCTACTAAACTATTATATATCTCATCAGTATATTTAATTGTTCCATCTTTTGCACCATCTATAACTTTATTTAAAGTTGTAGTGTCTACAATATCTATAGCTTTATTTAACATCTTATCTAAATCTTCAGCAGGTACATTAAGTTTAGTAGCATAATCATCAATTTTAGTTTTTATACCACCAAGTTTGTCATTTAAGAAGACATCAGTCATAAATTCTTTAGCTTCATTAACTTTTTTACTTTGTCTAGCAGCTTTAGATAGTTTTGTATCAAACATAGTTGTAATGTTATTTTTTAAAGCTTTATATGTTTCAAGCTTTCCTACATCTTGTCCAATTCTACCAAGCTCACTAGCCCATTTATTATCTGGATTTAAGTATTGTATACCTCTACTTTCATCCAACTTAGTTAAAAGCTTTTCTAGTCCTGTATCTGCAATATTAGCAGCACTTTTAATACCACTTTTTGCTGTTCTTCCTAACCACTGTGTTGGAGATATAAATTCTGTAGCCTTAGCAATATCACTAGCATTATCTATAACATTTGCAGCTTTAGCTACATCACTTGCTGTATCTGCTGCCTTAGCTACGTCACTAACAGTATCTACACCTTTAGCAATTTTACTAGCACCAGAAACTGGTATTAAAGGAATATCCATAGGGTCTAAAAATACATCTCCTGCAAGTCCAAGTACATCAACTAAATCTAAAGCCTTTAATTTTGTACCTAGACCTCCTTTTTCACCTTGTTTAACAAGGTCTTCATAAGTAGTGTCATTGAACGCACCAGTATTCATAAGAATGTCTTTAAATCCTGTTTCTTTTTCTCCTGAAATACCTTCTTTAAGACCCTGTAAAACATCTTCTCCTTCTTGGAAATTCCTAACAGCACCAAATAAAGCTTGTTGAGGTCTATTTAATAGTTCAAATACATCAAATAAAGCATTTTGGTCTTGCTTTAAATTAAGCTTCTTTTCTAACCAATTTCTTGTGTCTAGTGAAGCTTCTGGATTTACACCACCAGCAGCAAGTCTAGTTTTTAAATTATTTAATGTATTTTGGTTTTTAGCAAGTTGTGTAGTACCTGATTTTTTACCATAAAGTATTTTTTCATATTCATCTAATTTTCCAGCCATACTATCACCAACCTTTTCTATTTCTTCCCATATAACAATTCAGCTAAATCTGTGTAAGTTAACTTATTTAAATCATTTTGTGTTTTTCTTAAACTATCCTCAGCATAAAGTCTAGCTGCGTTTGGTACATTTAATATATATCTATTAGCAAGAGCTCCTAATGGGTTTATTGCATACGAAATAGGGTTTCCAAATACTTTATTCCAAATATCTGTTGCCTCATTAAACTTATCAAGATTTCCTTGAACTCTTTCTATTTTTGCTCTATCAGCACTCATTTTTTGATTATTATTATAACCTTCAACTGCTGCTATAGCAGTATCTACTGGTACATTTAAATATGTATTTAAATATTGTTTCTTTTCATCATCTGTAAGCTCAGTTGAAGATAGTGTATCAGCTATCATTATTTTTCTTCTTGTTTCATCATAGTCTTCTTCAGCTTTAGATTTCTTACTAGAACCACTTCTTGCCCTACTTGCAGCTCTACCAGCAGCATTATTAGCAATTCCTGCTATTAAATTAGCATATTGTTGAGCATTTCCTGCTTCTTGGTCTGTAAGTTTTCCTAAATCTTCAGCTAATTCACCTGCTAATTTAGTTTGACCTTCTCCATAATTTAAAACACCTTCAGTTAAACCTTCAGCACTAGCTCTATTAACATTCATTAAATCAGTTAATGCTTTATCTACATCTTGACCTTTTCTTTGAATATCTGCTTGTTCAACTAAATCTCTAACTCCACTTGTGCTAAGACCTCTATTAGCAAGGTCTATATCAGCATTTCTTAAACGATTAAAACTTTGTCCTTGTATATCATTTAATGTATTTGAATAGTCTAATTGAGCATTTTGAAAATTTCTTGCTAATTTATCTTTTAAATCACTTAAAGAGTTAGATAATTTACTAAGATTAGTACTATAAACACTTTGAGCTACTTGTCTTTGAGGTTCATATTGACCTGTTTCCCAATCTCCAATTAAATCTTCTGCATATCTTTTATATTTTGCCATAATTACCTCCTAATTAAATAATCCTTATCATCATATTTATATGTGAAAGGACTAAGTAGCCTATAATCATTGTTTGGACTACTCACAAGAGCAGGAGAACTAACAGCCTTCTTTTTAGTTGGAATTGTAACACTTGTTAAAGATTTATAACCACTTGGTGAACTATATCCCAAATTAGTTGGTGTAAGAGTTGTATTTTTCTTAAGCCATTTAATAGCGTCCTTAGTGTCTTTAGCATGACCCCATTTAACTAAATAATCAGAAGCTTCTGCCCAACTAAGTTTATTATTATAAATAGCTTCTTTAAGTGAATTAAGTTGTTGTTCTTTGTATTGCTTTTCAGATAATTTTAAAGCAGCAGCAGCTTGAGCAGCAGCGTCTCTTCTTGCTTGAATTTGTTCAGCAAGTTGTGCAACTTGAGCTTTATAATTATTTCTAGCAGCAGCCTCTCTAGCACCTATACCAGCAAGAGCAGAACTTAATTCGTTTTTAGCAGTTTCTAATCCTAAGTTATAATCCCTTTCTCCAGTAGATTGTCTCGTATCTATATCACTCATTGTTCTATAAAAACTATTAGCAAGGTCAGAGTATTGTCTACCTGTTTCCATTCTAGTTCCTAATTTACTTAATTCACCAATACCACCACTTAATCCACGTGAAGCTAAATCTGATGAAGCTTCTCTATTTTTCATAAATGCATTTTCACTTACAGTACTTCTACCTTTTCCAAACTCTGTTCTAGCGTCTGTTCTATTACTAGCAAGAGTACTTAATAAATCATTGTATGCGTTTTCATATGAAGCTTTATTTGTATTATATATTTGATTAGCTATATCTCTTTCTTTATTCAAACCTTTTAAATCTATATAGTCTTCTTCTTTACCTAATAATTTTCTAGCTTCAGATTTTGCACTAGCCATAGAATAATCACCTTACCTTTCTTTTATTATATCATATTTTTCTTATTTTACTCTTAATTTTTGTCCTGCTTTGAGTTTATTTTTATCTTTTATTTTATTCCATTTAATTAATTTCTCAACTGTTGTGTTAAACTTATTAGCTATTTTTATTAAAGTATCACCTTTTTTAACAACATAATATTCTTTCTTTGCAGGTGTATAGTATTTTAAACCTTTTGTTGCAGATTTATTTGTTGATACTGTTTGTTTTGGATATACATAAGTATATTTTTCAGGGTCTACTCTAAAAGATGTTCCATCACCACCTAGATAAACCTCATAATGGTCGTGTGGTCCGTTTGAATTGCCTGTGCTACCCATATAACCAAGTAAATCACCTTGTTTAACTTTTTTACCTTTTTTAACTTTTATTCCATCAAGCATATGTCCAGATAAAGTATAAAGTTTTTTGCCATTAAGTTTCCCATGATAGATTTTAACATAATTTCCCCATGATTTTTTTGTTTTATCTTTATCTTTTGTTGCATATACTGTTCCATCAGCAGGAGCATAGATAGGTTGGTTCTTACCCCCATGTTTAGAGTTCCAACCTAAATCTATACCATTATGTTCACCTTTTTTAAAATAAGTAGTAATAGCAATATAATTTACAGGATATTTTAATTTTTGCATATTATTCCTCCTCTATTACTTCATGAGATTTATCTTCTTCATTTTCAAACTCTTTATTTATTTCGTCTTCTTTACTTTTATTATAAGTATGTACTACATCATATATTAATGTTGCAACTGGAGAACCTGTTGCTACTACTGAAGAAAAATCACCTGTTGCATAGTAATATATTGCTACTGATATAAGCATTATAACTGCATTTTGAATTGGAATTAGATTATTAGGTATTTTATCGCTTTTCTTTGTGATACGTCCAAATAACCAAGTTACAATCATTATAACAAATGTTATGATTACTTCTATATTTTGAATTATAAATTCTTTCATAATATCACTCTCCTTATTTTTTAATTATTAGAGCCATTATAGCTCCTATGATAGCACCTACTACACTTGTAATTAGTGCAGTAATAGCACTATCATATCTTTTTTCTGGTTTACTTTCTAAGTTATTAACTCTATTTGCAAGTTGATTTTGGTCTTCTCTTAAATACTTAGTCTCAATAGCAAGTTTCTCAATTTGTACAGTTAATTTATTAAGTGCCTCATAAATATTTTCAAGTTTATCAAGTCTTCTTTCTAAAACTTCAATTTTCTCTTCCATACTATTCCTCCTCACTTAAATCTAACAATGCACTAGCACTAATTACAAAAGGTAGGTCGTTATTTACTTGTGAAATATTAGTCTGTTCCTTTTGGCTTAATAGATATTGATAAATATTTTCAAGTTGTTCTGCTAGTGTTCCTGTTATTTGTGTGTATGTTGGTGTTTCTAATTGATAATAAACTATTGTGTTATGTGTACTTAACCAAGTCTTAAAATCTGCAACTGTTGTTATATCACTTGTTGGGTATAAATATGCTTGTGCTAAATATACAAAACATCCACCTTCTTCAGTACCACTTTCAAGATAATGAAAGTAATTTGAATAACATATTTTTCTACTAACAACATTTATAGAGTTAGGTATTGGAGTTTTAAATCTTACATAATCTGCAGTCCAATCTTCACTACCATCCAACACCACTTTACCAATAGCCTTTCTTATTCCCCAATTACCTATTCCGTATGGTTGGTATGGTAGGACTGTAGTTCCATTATTTAACATAACTTGATTTTCATTTGCTGTTGTATAATGAAATCTTAAATATTTTGCATTATTTGGTGTTGTTATTGTATATGTATTATCACTATTAGTTGTACTATTTGCAGAAATAAATGCTTTTTCGCTATTATAATATGCTACTACTTTATAATAACTACTTGTTCCATAACCACTAATTGTATATTGTGTATTTTCATTTATATCAATAAAATCACTTGTTGATGATGAAGAAGAGTTTAATAAACTTCCATCACTACTACTTAAATATTTATTAGCAGTAGAAGTTGACTTATTAAACTTATTTATTCCATCACTTCTAACAAATACATCTTTGTAATCTCCTATTTCGCAGTATTCTATATCTCCTAAATTGATGTTGGCTTCTTGAGATGTGTATGGTGTGTAGGTTGTTGCAGTTGAGCCATAACTTATCATAAATGAACTTTGTATATCATCATAACTATATCCACTTTCATTTAAAAAGCATAGTAATAAGTAATTTCCTGTAGTATTAATTGCCCCATTAGCTTGTAAATTCCCTCTTGTTCCTGTTATACCTACATCAGGATAATCGCTATAAATACCATATCTTAAAGTACCACTATTCAACATTGAAAAATTACCACTTACATAAACATTACTTTGATTTTTTGTATCAATTATGATTGAGTTATAATTTGTATTTGTAGTAGTTGTTCCATTTGTATTAATTAGTAAATGAATAGTTGAGTTTTTTATATTTGCTAAGTTCTTCCCCTCAACAACAATTGTATTATTACCACTTATTGTGTGTATTGTTTGTGGGTATTGTGGGTTTGGTGCTGGTATTCCTCCTGTGTATGGCTCAAAATCACCTATTGTTTGTGTATTATATGTTCCTCTTACAAACATTGGCTTTAATGTAACATTATTTAAAGTTACACCACTAGTTACTATTATGTAAAAGAAAGCATTTGTTACATCTACTGTTTTATTTATAAGTGGTGTATCTTGAGATAAAGCCCCCATAAAAGCACCATAAGTACCATTGTTATAAGTTAATGAACCTAAATTAACACCACTAGGCAAATTAGGGCAATACACAGTATAATCGCCATTATAATTTTTAAGATTATTAGCTCCTGATGGAGTGCTTTGTTCTACTCTAAAATCTGCATTAGCAGTAGCAGTTCCATTTAAAGTAAATGAGCCATCACCATTATTAGTAAATGTAATTCCATTTCTTGCAGTTGTTTGTGTTGGTAATGCTATTTCTAATAAGTTCTTTCCTGTTGTAGTTTCTTGGCTTAATTCACTTGTACCTAATTCAATATTCATTCTTCCTTTTATTGTGTTATTTAGTGTTATTGATGTACCACTTCCTGTTACCTTTGGAAGATAATCATATATATCGTTTAAAGCATTTACATAACTTCTAAATGTATCTTCTGATGTTAGATTTGCTCCTAGTCCATTAATGGCTTCTCTTATTTTGGTTTTAGTGTCATTTAAATACGTTAATTTATCACTAATTGCCATAATTAAATCACCTCACCATTTATACTATCAAGAGCAGTTCCTATATCTCCAACTAAACCATCTACATAAGATTTTGTTGTTAAACCTTTACCTGTTATTACATTTTCTAGTGTTCCTTTTCCTATGATATAACTATTGCTTGAGCTTTGATATGTACCATAGTCAGTATTTACTGCTTGTAATCTATTGTTACTTATATTTACACTTATACCATCAGTTGCATTTACTTTTATTACACCTGATTTTGTTCCATCATTTGTTGGGTAGTCAGTAGGCTGTATTGCCGTATCTGCTTTTCCTAATGATGTCTGTACGCCACTTGCTAAATCAGTTTTTGGTATTCCTCCACTAGGTTTATCATATTTAGCAGTCCAAGCAGTTTTATCTGCTTCAGTAACAAATTTATTTGTATGACCTGTATCATCTACATAATCACTATTTAGTTTACTACCAGATGTTATTGCATTTTGTTTTCCATTCCAAGTTGATTTTTCTGTATCAGTAACTACTCTATGTGTACTATCGGTACTTAATTGTGATAGTTGTGTAGGTACTGAAATATCTACAGCTTTACTAGTAATTGTTTGAGCCGTATTATTTACTTTTATAGTCTCAATTACATTTGCTTGAGCACCACTTTCAATTCCTGATAATTTAGTTTTTTCTGTGTCTGTGTAGTCATTAGTAGAAAGTCCTTTTCCTTCAACTTTATCAACTTTAGCTTCGTCTAAGCTTTCTATTTCTCCATCAACATAAGTTATACTAGCATACCCAGATAAGTCTATATTACTTATAGCACTATCTACATAAGCTTTTGTTTGTGCTGATGTTGGTATTTTATCATCTGTATTTTGTAGATTTTCATCAAATAGTTTTGATAGCTCTGCACCACTTAATTTAGAGGCATTACCTGATGTTAATGTACCATCTTCTAATTTTTGTATATCTTCGTAATTAGCATTAATAGCTGTTTTAACAACACTTTCTAACTCATTTAAATCAGTATGTTGTAGAACTTCACCATCTTGGTAGTCTGCACGAAGAAAATTGTCATCAATTCTCAAATTATAATCCATGTTTATCACCTATCCTTCCTTTACTTTTCCAAGTTTACATACAAATCCAAAACTTTCAATACTAATATAGTCACCACTCTCACCATAAGTAAGAATAGTAAAGTTTCTTGCTTTTTCTGGTATTACTAATTTTCTTGTTTGATATTTACCTTCTCCAAGTTTTGTTTTATCTAATCTCATATTTCCTAGTAAACTCATTCTTTCGTCTATAGTTAAATTTTTTACTTCTTTATAAGTTTGAACTACTACTCCTGTATCTTCATCAACTGAGTAATCATAAATTTCTGGGTCGTTTACAATATAACCATCACCATAAAGTGTAAAAAACATTTCTCCGTAATTATATCCACCAATAGCTTTTACAAAAATGTGTTTTAACTTTTTTAAATGTTGTGGGTATTTCATATTAATTCCCTTTGTTTTTAATTCTATACACATTGGTTTTTCAAAATCAGTAGGAGTTGTATCAAATTCATAAATAGCTGTTTCATATATATCTACAGGATTTAAACTCTTGTATATAGAAATTTTAAATGATTTAAGTATACCTTTAAAATTAGGTTCAGTAGTTGTATTAGATTTTCCTATAAAATTACTAAATCTGTTTATATTGGTTATTCCTCCATACTCTCTAAATACGTAAGTAATTTGTTGAATATTATCTACAGCAAAATAAATTGTATAGCCTTTTCCATTATCAACAACACTTATTACAAATGAGTGGTTTTCTGTTAAATCAATAGTAGATATTTTATAATAATAAGTTTTATAGTTTATACCTGTTGTACGTAACTCTAACACATTATTTTGTACACTAATATTTATAGAACAATTTTTATCTTGTGAATTGTTATTATTATATGAAGTTGCTAAGTCTAAAACTCTTACTTTTTCTGAATTTCCTCCTAACACACCTTCAAATTCTATTTTAAACCCATTACTAAATCTATGTGTATTTGCTATTGCTGGTATTTCTAAATATCCACCTTTAAAAGTTACTCCTTGATTAATTATAGGTGTAACATAAGTTGGGTTAATAATTATTTTACTACCACTAACTTTTGATGGTATTTCAGTTCCTACTAAATCAGTACAACTAAAACTTTCTAAAATTTCATTGTCCACATTCTTTACAGTAAAATTGTAGAAAAACATGGATTGTACAGCACTTCCTAATCCTCCACCTATAAGACAAACATCTCTTTCAATATCTTCAATAATTTTTTTATCTGTTATTAAACCTTGTTTTATACTAACACCATCTTTTAAAATATTAACTTCATATCCATCATTATTTGGTATAAGACTAAAACCCCATACATGTCTATCATCAATATCAGAAATATTTCCTGAGCTTAAAGAAAAATTACCAAAAGCACCATGTAAAACAAATCTTAAAATTTTATTGTTTCTAGATAAACCAATATCATGTATAGAATTTCTCATAACTGGTATCTCTATATTTTTTATTGTTTGATTTGTTATTTGAAAAATAGGAGAGGTATTGTATTTATGTAGTATAACTTGTGAAAATAATTTCCAATCTGCATTGTAATCAATAGTATTATCATAAGATATAGTAAATGAACCCGTACTAACCAAAATTGAATTATTAGTTCCATCAAGACCTGGAGCAGCTGTAAAATCTGTTAAAGGTATTGATAAAACTGTTTCATCTCCAATATTAAGGTTATATGCTAACCCCCAAAAATACTGTTGAAGTTGTGATGGTACAACACTTATATTATTTGGATTATATGAAAAATATAATTTATAATTTACAATTAAATTTTGAGTTTGGTTGTTATATGTTATATCATAACTAAATTTAGTACTACTATCTTTAAGTGGTTTTTTTAAAGCAGTTGTGGCATAAGAAGTATAATCTTGTATAATTTCACCTTTAATATTTCCATAAGAAGAATTAGCACGAGTATAAAACAAATATCCAGACGTGTCTTCAATATCTAATTTTGTATCTATCTCTAATATACGTCCCTCACTTAAATTATCAAATATAGAATTATAATCTATTGACATATGACTAAAAGCTCCACCACCACTTTGTGAGTTTAGTGCTACACACTCATTTACAGAACAACTACCTTTTAAATTGCCATCTAAATTATTTACTGAAGTGTCTTCAACAACTCCATCTGAAACAGATGTAAGGTCATAATTTAGTAGTACTTCTGGTTCTGTATAATCTTGTTTCTGTAGTACAGTTGAGAAAGTCTCTATTGCATTATCAACCATAAATAAGAATGTTGGTTTCTCATTAAATCTATATGTTGTGTAAGCTCCTATATCAAATTGATAAGCAAGTACATCTAAATCATTAGCTGCTGCATAGTCTCCTTTATCTCCGTAATTATTATAAAACAATAAATATTTATCTTTATATCTAGTGGCATAAGCTCTTTCACTAATACCATTATATCTTATTGCTGGATTATTTAATTCTTCATCATATTTTGTAAAATCACTAGTAAGTTTTTTAACTTTTATATCTAATTCCTTTACATTTTCGTAACCTTCTACAAATGTACTTGATTTTAGAGCATATAAACCTCTATTAGAAGCAAAATATAATGTATCTCCTATTGGTGCAACTGTGTTACCAGCATGACAACCTAAAGCCATATTTACTGGAGATATTGCAAAATCATTTGTTCCAAAAGAACCTGTCATTTTATATATTCTTTGTTTCGTAAAAACTATATAAGATTTTTTAAAATAACAAATTTTAGTTATTTCATCAGTTGGTTCTATAGGAATTGTTATCCAATTATAGTTTGGAATATACTTAAAATTATTAACTTCGCTAAACCAAATAGTATCACCTTTGTATAATACAGCTCTATTGTACATTTCAACTAAACCATAGTCTCCAACATTTAACTGTGCAACTGGTTTAGCTTCTACATCTACATTAGCAATATCAAGATAATCATAATAAGGTTCTAATGTAGCACCAGTTTTTGTGATTTTTATTTCAACCGTACTACTTGGTACATCTTTGAAAGTTATTTCATAAACTTTAAGACCATTTCTAGATAATGTAGTGTTAGCTAAACTATCAAAACTTATATCGTTTTCTCCTTCTTTCATCTCTATTGTAAAACCATTATCACTACCTGTATACATAATATTCAATAAAAACTTTTGTCCTAAAGGTATATTTTGTAATGGTATATTATCTAAAGTACAAAGATAAACACCTTGAAAACTGTCCACACTTAATAACTCGGCTGGAGTATTTATTGCATGAATTGGGTCTTCAGCTAAAACATTAAAACCAATATGTCTAATTTCTAAACCTGATGGAATATAAGCAGAATTTTGAACATTAACTACTGTTGACATTGTCAATTCTGTACCACTATTACCAGTTGTTGTTGCAACTGTTGTTTCATTGTTTAATTTTAATTCAGTTCCATCAAAGACTAAAATATCGTTTTCTTCTATAGTAGGCATAGTAAATTGATAATTTGTGCCTTCATAAGTAAACCAATAACTACCAGTTTCAATACCAACACAAATATAGCTTATTATATGAGAACTAAAACCACTATAACTAAAGGCATTAGCAAATGATGTATCATCTGTTATTTCTGCTGCTCTATCAAAGGAAAGCAAACATTTATTATTTCCTGTAAAATAAATCTTATCATAAAATTCTATTGTTTCTATATTCATTAAGTTTCTATCCCAATTAAATTGAATAGGTAACTCTAATTTATAACAAGTTATAGTCATTGTATCTACAACATCTTCATTTTCATCATAAGCTAATTCTGGTAAAGAGCACTTATATAACCAAGCATTTGAAGAAGAAACAACTCCATCAGTTAATTTAGTAGTTATTAACAATAGTGTAAATTGGTTATTTTGAAAACCAAACATTTCTTGATATTTTCTATAAGCATTTTCTCCTGTAAAACCAGATAAAGCTCTAAAACACTTATTGTCATCTCTAAGAAGTTTCATATAAACAACATTATCGTTTTCATTCTCTGGATTTGTGTTATCTTTATTTCTATTTTTAATATTAGGTAATTCTATAGATTGTAATTTATTAAAAATCTCTGAAATAGCTGTAAGTTTACCAAAACCACCTCTTTTTGTTAAAGTTCCTAATTTATCCATGTCAAAATTGATGATACTCTCAAAATCAATATCATCACTATTATCATCACTAAACTCAGTATTAATTCCACCCATGAAGTTGCTTAGTAAAAAGAACAATTTGTTTTCTGGGTCTCCTCTAAATTTTTGATATACACCCATTTAAATCACCAACTTCCACCATTAGAGTTATCACCAAACCACCCAACATTAATAGCATTTGATGTGTCTATTTCATATACACCACCAAAACCTTCTGTGTCTATATAATCTGGATTGATACCACTCTCTGGGTCTCCTTCTACATAAGAAGCAACTAAAGTACCTAATTTATCTTTGAAATTGTTTAAAGCTCTATAAAATTCCTCTAAATACCTATCTGCTTCTGAAAGAGATGTATCATTCATTTTTACAGTATAAGAAATATAAGGACTAAGTAAAGTAAACAACCAATTTCTTGGCATATAATTATAGGTTTCAGTAAATGTCTCAAACTTTGGAAATGACGTACTACATTCAGTATTTATAAGTGATAACGCTTTATTAGCAGTATTAACTGAAAGTTCGTTTGTTATCGTTTCATCAGTTGAAAAATTACTATTTACTAAAATTTCTGACAAATTCATATGCTTCACCTTCCTTTATACTATAATTATAACATTTTCTTGACAAAAAGAAAAGAGACATTTATGTCTCTTATTTTTCTTCAGATAAATTGTCAGTTATCTCTTTGTAAGTATTACTGTCAGCAATTTTAGCCATCTTTTTATTGATTTTATTTGCTATAAATTCAGGATATTCATGAGGTTGTCCATCACAATAAATAGTTACTGGAATACCATTATAGTTAAATGTGTATACTTTACCTATATATGGAGCATAAAACTTACTTATGGTTACAGGAACTTTCTTATCCTTTTTACATCTTTCTAACATGTGTTTCTTTTTCTCAATAAAATAAACTTTTTCTGCTTCTTTAATTGCAATTTCACTATTAGCTTCAATAGCAGCTTTTAAAGCAGCATTTGCAGCAGCTTGAGCTGATTTTTCAGCAAATGTGTCTGTTTTTTTAGTGTTTTTAAAGATATGTTCATCTACAGTTTCTTCTGTAACTTCTGCTGAAAGAGGTTCTACTTCCTTATTTGTTTCCTCATCACTTACAATAGTTTTTTCCTTAACACTTTTCTCTTCTTTTTCTTTCAAAGACTTAGCTTTAGTGTTTTGGTCTAAATCTTCCTTTTTTATAACAATAGTTTTATTATCTGCCATTATCTTTACCACCTTTCTCATTCTATTATATCAACTAATGGACCATTTGTAAAGGAGTTTGGATTATTATAATTTATCATATATTCTGCTTCTTCTATAGGACATTCCCATTTTTCCTTATATTTCCTTGTTTTTCCTGTTGAAGGGTCTCTAAAACCTTCCATTTTTATACATTGAACCTTTACAATTTTTTCTTTTGGTTTTCGTTTAAGTTCTGGTCCTAATAGAGTTTTCCATTCTTTATCAGATGTGTTTGGAGTGTATTTGAATTTTGGTATCTGGTTATAAACTTTTTCAACATCTATATTATCCATCTCCATATTAAATATGTAACCTGTTTCACCATCTACAACGCCATTTTCTATTGCAGCAGCAAAATTAGTTACTAAAACAGGAGTTCCAACAGATAAACTTTCTTTAAGACTTAAGCAATCTGCTTCTGTTTTTGAAAATTGCACCAAATAATCAGCTTCAGCAATATAATCTATAATTTTTAATTCACTCTTCATTAATATAATACCTTTAATATCTGTTGTAATATTTGTATTATTTGTAAACACTAACCAAATAAATGGTATATCAGCAGCAATTAATTTCTTAGCAAACAATTTCATTTTTTCCCAAATAGAACCTTTATCATTACTAATTCTAGTAGCACTTATAAGTTTTAGCACTTTTCTAGGTTTTTCAATATATATTGGGTTATGTATAACTTCTGGCATATAACCTGTAATACTATAAAAATCATCAGCAGCAGTTTGACTTACTGCAATATATCTATTAATTAATGGACTTATTTCATAGTTTTTAACACCATAAGCAACAGAGTAACAAGCATGTATGAATTGAATTCTTTCTTTTCTCGCCTTAAAAGCTAACATTTCACTGTTTGAAACTCTTGCACAGAATATAGCAATATCACATTTGATATTTTGATAATAAAATTTCCTTACTTTAATTTTATCTTTAAGTCTATCAATTTGTTTTTCATCACCTGTGCACCAATAAACAGTAATGTTTCTTTTCTCCCCATATATCCTACTTATGTAATATATCCAGCTCTCAACACCACCAATATTATTGAAATTTGGAATATAAAAAGCAATTTCCATATTTTTACCACCTCTTATTTTAATTATAAAATAAAAACTACTCTTTTACAAGAGTAGTTAATATCAATTTATTATTGTCCACTTGCGTCAGTTTGGTCAGCAGCCTTACCGATAGTATCATTAGTATCATCATATAATGCAATATCATAAGCACTTGCACTATAAATAGCAGTAATTGCTAATGGGTCTATAACCTTAGCACCAGTCCACATTTTATAACCAAATGTAGCTTTTTGTGCTAGTGGGTCAGCCTTATCAGCAGTAAATCCTGTATCATAGAATTTAACACCAGTTCCTCCTAATGATAATACCATATATGGTTGGAAACCTAATACATAACTTGTATAAACATTAACTGAACTATCGTTTTCTTCTACTGGACAAATTAGTGTATCAGTAAAGTACATACCATAAGCCATATATTTAGCTAATGTTCCTTGTTTAATTGGAGTGTTTTCTCCACCTGGAACTAATAATTTATTTACTAATACTGGGTCATCTAATAAGTCGTTCATTACGTTAGGGTGCATAACACCAACGAATTTACCACCATATCTAGAGTGTCCCTTTCTGTTAGCATTACTCATAGTTAATGCAACAACTCTGAAATCTTTGAATGTTACTACATCTGAAGCAGCAATATCATCAACATCATCATTTCCAGTTCCTACAAAGTATTCACTTGCGTCAGAGAAACTAGCAACAATGTCTCTTTCTTTAACTTCAGCAGCATGTCTTGCTAATTCTGGTTGATATACAGTTTTAATGTTATCAAAGTGAATATCAGCAGCAACATCTGTTTCTTCCATATAAGCACCATATTGATTTATAGTACCACTTACTTTGTGACCTTCTGGTCTTAATGCAGTTGGAGGTACACCTTCTGTTAATCTGTGATTACCAACTGGTAAATGATTGTATCTACGAACTGTAAATGTTTTAGTTCCTTCATTTTTAGGAAGGCTCATTTCAACACCTAAGTTAGAGAATACAAAATTTTGTTTTTCTAATTTAATCATCTCTAATAATCTCTTAGAGAAATATTCATCAACACTTAATCCGTTTCTTTGTAAAATAGCTAATGTAGTATTTGCAGCAGCCATTAAACTCACCTAACCTTTCTTAATCAAAATAATTATCTTTTTTATATTTAGCAAGGTCATCTTTTAATAAACTTTCTATAGTAACAGGTTGTACTGCTCCTCCTTGTTCATTTTTACCTTCTGCTAAATTATTTAGATTTTGAAGGTTTTCAATTTGGCTTTGTTTAGCATTGTTTTTTATTTCATCTATTAATAAACCATCTAATAAGATTTTAGGATTATCAAGATTTAATAAAGCTTCAACACTAATTCCTGAATTTTCAAGTCTTCCAATAATGTCTTGAATATCAATATTATATGTTTTAGACGCATTGTCTACAGCATTTTGAAATCTTTCAAGTTTTCTTTCTTGGATTTCTTGGTCTCTTTCTTTTTCAAGTTGAGCTATTCTTCTTTCTTGCTCCATAGTTTTCTTATATAGAGCAGGGTCATATCCGTTAGCCTTAGCTTCCTTTTGATATTGAATTTCCCTAACAGCGTCTTGAAATTTCTGAACATCAGTGTAGCCATAACTAGCAGCTAATTCTTTTAAATAATCACTATCTGCTTTATAACCATCTCTTTCTTTTTTAAGATTTCCATTTTCAACTCTTAAATCAGCGAAAGCATGGTCTTTTTTATTTTCTTTTTCACCTTCAACATCTTTTTGAGGTAACTCTTTAGTTTCCTCTTCTGTGTTCTCTAAATCTTCACCTTCAACCTTTTCAGGTTCTTCATTAGTTTCAGTTTCAACTGGCGTTTCTTCAACTACTTCTTCTGGTTCGTCTGTAGTTTTACCATAAGTTTCATCTAATGCAGCGTCAATCTCATCTAAACTACCAAAAACATTTTCTTCCATAAATAACTTCCTTTCACACTAACTTATTTTTAGTCGCATAGGTACGACCGTTATTCATCAACTACATTATAACAAAAGAAAAGAGGTTTGTAAAGCACCAAATTACATAATTGGTGCTTGTCCACCTCCTAAAATTTCTTCAGCTTCTGCAACAGCACTTGGGTCTAATCCAGCAGTTGGGTCTTGCATTAAAGCTGCGTCAGCTTCTGATAGTGCTCCCATATCTGCTTGTTCATTTGCTGCGTCTAATTGTGCTTGAAATCCTTGTTCTATCATTTTTGTCAATTCATCTGTTGCTGGATGTTCATCACCACCTGCAATTATTTCTGTTATTGCTTGTGTTACAAGTTCTTGTGGTATTCCTAACTCATTAGCAGTATTTATCATTGTCTCTATTGTTTCTGCTTTAGTCTGAGCGTCTTGTGAATTAAGACTATTATATCTAGCAATTATTTCATCTTTATTTTCTAAATCAGAATTTTTAATTATATCTGACATAGTAATAGTTTTAACAGGAGCGTCATATTGTCTCTCATATTGATACAAATCTTTAAGAGTTTGTTCTTGTTTATCTTTACTATAACGAGATTTCTTATCAAGTTTGATATAAAAATTGTAATCTAAATTCTTCAAATCTTTTTTACTAGGCATTTTTATTCTATCAAAATTATACAAACCCTCACCGTCTTTTCCAGTGTAATAAGATAACTCAGCACCTGGATACATTTTAACCATAAATTTTACAATAATTGTAGCAATATCTTCTACATATTCTTCTAAATTATTAAGAACATTTACTTCTATAATTTTTGCTCTTTCTACAGCGACCTCAGCACCACCAACTGTATTAGCAGCAGTACCAATGTTACCCATAAATTGATTAGAATTTCCAGATATTTCTCTAATTTTTGCTTCAAAATCATTCTTAATAGCAAGAATTTCATCTTGAATTTTTGGAGGAATTACTGGTTTAATAGCATTATCAAGTTGTCCATTTACTAAATACACTATACCTGGAGCTCCATTAGACTTAGCAACCATCTTAGGGTCAACACCACTACCCCTAGCAACCATCATACTTGGAGCTGCGTAAGCAATAGCAGTATTAGTAATAGCACTTTCTATAGCATTAATTGCTTTTTGTAAAGAAAGTAATTGGTCCATAAGTGAAATACCATAACAACTTTGAGCTGCTGGTTTCCATCTTACTTGAGCTATAGGGAAAACATCTATATCTATAACGGTTTCTTTTACTATTATACGATTTATAAGTTTTACCTTCTTGATTTTACCATTTTCTTTTACGTAAACATTCCAAACATCAAAAACATCTTCTTGTTCTGTATTATAGTCATTGTCATAGTAAACTTCACCTCTTTCTTTAGGTGTTCCAGCTTGTATACTATCTTTTATTTGTTTAAGCTTTTCATATTTTTCAACAGCTTCTTTTTTACTAATTCTACCAAGAACTATACAATAATTTGCGTCTTTTAATTTTCTAGCAGTTGGGTCTATCAATACTCTAGATGGTTCTATCATTTCAGCTTCCATAGCACCAATTCTTTTACTCTTTCTTCCCCCAAATATTTTCTTATCATTTACTGTAATATGACAATATGCTTCACGTACAACAGCCATAGTCTCAACACTTTTTCTAATTACATCATCAACTTCCATTCGCTCCCATTCTCTTTTATAAGCACTATCTAATGTCTCTACAACATCAATATCTTCTGGAGAAATAGGAAGTAGGTCTCCTTCATAGTCATCAACTAAAATAGAAGCAACTCTATTTTCAACAGCAGCTGTAGCGTAAGGAGTATTCATATTAACTATCCAAGGTCTTTCTGTTTTATACTTTGATAATAAATGTTGATTACCTTGATAGAAAGCCATTAATTCGGCATAAGCGTCAAATCTAGTGCTATCAAAATTATATGCTTTTTCATACATTTTTGCGTAAGGACTGGATTTTTCTAACTCTTCTGCTAAATCAATTACTTCCCCTAGATTTTCCTTCTCTTTTTTCATTTTATTCACCTTCCTTTACTTTTTTATTTAATTCATCTATTTGCCATGGTGCGTCTATATCTATTGTTTCATCATCTATTACTAGGTATGTATCATCTAGTATGTATTGTTTGTTTATATCTAAACCATTTAACACCCTATACAATTCCCAACTAAGTGCGAAACCTCTTTCACATCTACCAATATCTTGCAAATATTTAGTTAGTTCTATCCCTTTTCTAAATATATCTGGTTTATTTATTATCCAACCAAAAGGTTCTCCCCAATTTTTATGTTCTGGGTTTTTGGCGATTTCATTACCTATAAATATATTTTTGTCAGATTTGTAATTACAAATTTGTTTAATTGCATTTTCACTATAATATACATCTCCATGTAAATAAACACAAGGCTCATCTATTGGAAAATAAGCGTCAATCCAATATCCAGATACCTTATTATCTTTATATACATAAGAATTATTATGTTCTAGTCTATTAGCATACTCATCAAATACAGGGTTATTACTTGAAATAAATATATCCGTAATTCCATTTTCTTTAAGTAATCTAATAGTTCTTGCAACTAATGGTTCACCATTTATAATAATTAATTGTTTTGGTGTTTTAAATATGTCATATTCCCCACCACACATTATTATATATTTCATTATACCCCCTCTTTCTTAGTTTCATTTTCTATATATTCTTTAGCAGCTTCTGAACAACCATCTAGATAAATTCCTGTACCAAACTCCCCTTTTTCTAGGGCTTCAATACGTTTTTCTAGTGACTGTGCATATAACTTAATTTCATCATATAATTTTTTCAAATCTTCTGCAGTCATAATTACCTCCTTTACAAATCATAATAACCAATACCATAAACACCACCATTACCATCATCTGGATGTCTAACATCTTCATTTCTTTTAAGTCTATCTAAAATACTCTGTGCATTGGTTTCTCTATCTTCTGTGTCTATTCCTTTCAAATTATCAGGAAGAGCCATAATCATGTATCTCATAGCGTCCATTAAATGGTTTTGTTTTTCAGTTGGTTCATCTTTTGAGATACCCTCTTTTGTCTTTTTCCACAAATATTTTTGTGCTTCTTGATTTAAATTTTCACAACTAATAAATACTTTTAATTTACCTTGGTACATGAAATCTCTAACTCTTTCAATACCATCAAATATTTTGTTATTACCTTCATCTAACCATAAACCAGATAAATTATAGAAATAATCTCTATAAGACACACCATCTCTATCATTTTTATTTCTAACACTTGGGTCAGCAATTATATTTTTATACATTCTACAACCTATAACCTTTTCTTTTATACGCCTAGCGTGATAGGTCATTGGTTTTTCTGCAACATAATATTCATCATATATATAACAAATACCATTTTTACTATCAATAGCTCCACAACATAAACAAGTTTCGTCTGTCCACCCTTTATCAAATCCAAATATTCTATACCAATTATCAGGTATAGGAAATGGGTCTACAAGACAATTTTTCCAATCTGGATATACAGCACCTTCCTTAACATCTAAATAACAATAAATATATTTTCTTATCCACTTTTCATCTTTTCCTACACATAAGTCTTGGATGAATGTTTTGTGTAAATATTTATTATCTGGAGTTGCACTAAGGAATGAATGATAAGATTTTTCAGGATGTTTAACTTTTAGTTTGTCATAAGAAGTTGTGTCTACATGTTTACTAGCAAATATTTTATCAGAACGAAGTAAAAACTCATCTCTTATCCACCCATCTTCTGGGTTGCTTTCTACAATTCCCATAAAATTGTGTTCTATTTCTCTTCCTTCTTTATCTTTAACAATAGCAGCTGAATTTCTTAAACGAGCAGTAAGTTGAATAAATATATTATAATCAACACCACTTGCTTCAACTATCCAAAAAGCTGTAAGATTTAAGGACCTTAATTTTTCTTCATCATCACTAGCATAAACTATTATCTCATGTCCATTTATTAAAGTATATTTTGGAAGAGGAGTTTTAGTTTGTCTAACTATAAACCAAGGAGGTAGAAATTTTTCCAATTCTGGTAGTACAGCTTCCTTAACTTGTTGTAAAGATTGAGCTGTTATTAAAGTTCTACCATTTGCTACAGATAAAGCATGATAAGCTATTTCAGCAGCGTCCATAGTTGTTTTACCACTACCAAAACCACCAATATTTAATCTAAATTTAGCTTTACTTTCATGAAAGGCGACTTGATGTGGTGCTGGCTTATAGTCTAATAGTGTTGCAAGACAAGTATCACATCTCCCATAAAACACACTATCATGTACTTTAGTCTTTCCACCACATAATGGACACTCATAAACTCTATAACCTTCATCAGAATGTTCTAAAAATTTTAATTCATCAACTTTCACTACTCATCCCAGTCCTTTTTTTCTGGTAGTCTTATTAAAATAAGATTTGAGTTATTTATGTTTGGTCCACCTTCTTGTATAGCTCGCTTAATACTAACGGCATTTTTATCACCTTCTGCAAGTCCTTGTTCTGCAATCATGTTTATTTTCTCATCTCTAAAAGATTTTATGTATTTTCTGACTATTGGATAGTTTAAAAAGTCTTTCCAAGCGTCAATACTATAAAATGGTAAGTCTGCATTTAGTTCTATTGATGTTTTATACATATTTTCTGAGAAATTTTCAATAAACATAGTAGCCATTGAAATCATACCCATGCGTTTATCAGGATTTTCTCTCAATTTTTCATCTTTTTTGATAGAATTTATCAATTCGTTCTCATTTTCTTCCAAATTTTGTTCATTTTTATCAAGTTTATTCACATTTTCACCACCTTACACTCAAATTTTATCATAAAAACACAAAAAAGGGAATAGCTACAGCACTATTCCTTATGTTTTTGGTGGTAAAAACCAATAAGAACATTGGACATACTTGTCCAATTTAATTATATATTAAATAAAAACAAAAGTAAAGGGAACATGCCAACAATGTTCCCAATACCCAAAATCAGAAAGGAGTGTGTATGATAGAAGCATAGGAGGCGTTCCGTATGAATAAAAAGAACTGACGAACTCTATACATACACTAATTAGATTATAACATTTTATTAAAAATAATACAACAAAAGAGGGTTAACCCCTCTTAAAATTGTCACAATGTTCTATAACTTCCCAAGCACACCACATGGTTCTATTCCTACAATCAAATATATCATACACTATTCCGTCAATAATAACCGTTATGTGATTAGGCATTGTAACTAAATAAGTTCCTATAGGATATTCTTCAGCAAACTCTCCTACAGTTCTAGAATAATGTGGAACTCTCTTATAATTTTTATCTAAATAATCTTCTACAAACTTTACATCATCTAATAAAATTCCGTCATCTTGAGCAAGTTCACTTAGTTCATCATAAGTTTCATCCCAAGTTTTACATTCAGCAACAGATATTGCTCTTATAACACAATCATTAACAAAGTTTCCGTGAACATTTGCATTATAGAATTTATACATTACATTTCACTTATCTTTTTAGTGTATTTATGTATCAATTCCATCTCTTCTTGAGAACCTGCTTCTTCTTTAAGCATTTTAACAAAATCTACCATACTTTCAAGCATAGTCTCTAAGCATACCATACTATCATCTTTATCTCTATAGTTTCCACTTCTTCCATATGCTTCTCTACCTTCTGAATATGCTTGGTAATTCATATACATTTCATCAATTCTATCTTCTGGTCTGTGACCCATATATCTTCCTCTACTATCTCTAGCACGTCTTCCATAAGCACGACCATATTCGCCATATCTCATATATTTTTCCTCCTTTGCTAACCAATATTCTTCATTAGCCATATCCTTATGAATATCAACTAATTTATAAAGATAATCTAAATTACTAGAATTCACACCATCTTTAATAATTGTTTTAATAGGTTCTTCTACTATTCTTTTAATATCATCTAACATATTAATCTCCATAATTAGCTCCTTTCTTTATCAAATCTATTATTTCTTCATTTTGTTTTATTATTTTCTCAAAATAATTACTATCTTGTTTTTGTAACTCTTTCATTAAGTCACTATTGTTATAATCTTGAAGTAAAATAACTAAACTTAATGTCTGAAACAATAAAGATAAATTGTCAACACTACTTTTCATTATGCTATTTTCTTAATCATAATATTTGCGTTCTTAATAACAGGTATTTCTGTAGCAGTGCTTGTACCATCAAATACTATAGCAGGTACACTATTTACAGTTATTATTGCACTTCCTCTACCACAAACTCTTATTAGTTTATTTACACTAATATTATGGTAATCTCCAACTGCTGTAATAACCTCATCCATTTCTGTTCCAGCTAATTCAACACCATCTGCAAAAATAGCTAAACCAACTATACCTGCAGTATTACTTGTAACATTTCCTGAAAATGCTACTTCGTATATACCACCACCTAAAATAGTAAATTGAGCAGTTCCTTCATTATGATTTAACCAACCATTAAAACAATTTGCACTTCCAGTTCTCAAATCTGTATCAGCAAATGTAATTGCTGCAGTATTAGAAGTCAAAACAAGTTCATTTTCTTGTACACTTTGTATCATAAAACATCTCCTTTCATAAATAAAAGAGAATAGGACTTGCCTATTCTCATAATTAGCAAGTTCTCCTAAGAGTTAGTCACAGACCTCTTACTATATAATTGTGTTACCATACCAGTTAGAACCATAGAAACCATTATATAATGATTGATATGGGCTAGACACTAGATAACTAGGTACTGGATATGGTCTTACTTGGTTCACAATACTTGTACCAATTCCGTTAGCTGTAATAGTGTTTTTTAAATCATTTACTTGTGAACGTAAATCATCTATAGTATTTTGATTTAAAACGTCTAAGATTTTTTGAGTGTTCTCAATACCTTGAGCTCTTAGTGTGCAGCAGCATTCATCCATTTTAGCTTGAGATTGTAAAGCTGTTGTTAATAAATTAGTATTTAGTTCATTAGTTTGATTTAAAATATCTCTTTGTGTGTTACAAGCAGATAATTGAGCAGCATATCTATTTTCTAAAATGTCACTCTTAACTCCACATATACCTGTAGCTAAATCAGAAAAACCACCACTAATTAAGTTATTAGTATTTTGGAAACCACTATTAATATCTCTTTGAGTGAACTCTGAGCTTACATAGTCAGTAGTTGCTATATTATTAAATCCGTTTCCACCAAATCCACCCCATCCGTTATTACCGAATAAAAGTGCTAATAGTACTAAAGCCCAGATACCATCTCCACCAAAGAACCCACTACCAAAGCCATTACCCATTGGATAAGTATTTGTAGCTAAGTCCACAGTTGGAACAATTCCGTTACTTCCGTTCATACATCATTCTCCTTTCTTTAATTTATATCAGTCACTTGGACTTGATACCATTTTGTACTTGTCGTAACAAGTCATCCCCAAATCCCATACTTTTTGCCTGTCCAAAAAAGGCATTTAATTGGTCTGATGATTTATTACCTAATATTTGCTGCAATAGTGACATAGGATTACCTCCATTTTGTATCATACTATTCACCATTTGATATCCTTGAGGATTACTACTCTTTAGTCTCTGTAGCAGCATTTGTATTGTCATATTGTTCATTTCTACCCTCCAATACTCTTATTCTTTCATTTAGCTCGTCAATTAGTTTATCTTTTTCATCTTTTTCTACTATTTCTGTTAATTTATATGTTTTTATTTCCCCTTTTACTGTTTTAAACCACATAGTAGTAAAGTCCTTTGTCACAAACAAGCTGTCTGTCATAACCAGTTCCCTTTGTACGTCCTCTATACTATTTGCATAATGTATGCCGCCATTTGGTGCAAGTTGAAATGTCTGATTAATAGCAGGCTGTGTTGTTCTTTGTATTTGAGCTCTCATATTTTCTAATTCTTTTATTTGATTATCTATCCTATCTACGCTATTTTGTGCACTAGCGTTATAGTTATAATAAGGATTGTTAAACATAACTCTCCCTCCTTCCTAGTCTAATTGTAAAATAAAAAAGATGGTAAAACGCACCATCTTTTTATCATTATTTTATCAACCTTATTATCTTAAATTGTATCTTCTTTATCTCCCTGGAGACTGTAGCTGTACCCATATGCAGCTCGTCAGCTATTTTGACTATACTTTGTCTCTCATAAGGGTAGTCATCTCTTAGTCTATAGTATATATCTCTTTGTCTTTTAGTGAAGCCAGCCTTCTCTAGTATCTTGTCATGCTCGTCCTTTGTGAAATCTAATCTTATCACTATATGCCTTTATCCTATTATTAAGATAATTGTCCTCTTGATAGTCTCCTATAAGTCTTACATTATACTTGCCGTTCTTAATAGTAGTATATTTGTTAAAGTTATCATTATGAAAGAATAGCACACTAGGTTTTAGTTTACTAGTCCTCCCTTTAAATTTGAGCAACCTAATCCTCGCCATTTATTAGCTCCATTATGTACTGGATGTCCTCTGGTGTTAGGTCTGTGGCTATCACTTCTCCGTTCTCACTATTGACTAAATTGTACACACCTGTAGTGTCTATAGTTGAGCTACTATTACCAAATAGCAAATATACTACGAACGCAGCTACAATTAATACTATAGTCACAAAACTTCCCATTATTATATGTTTTAGTAATGGTATAATCCCCCATAAATCACTTTTGTCCTTCTCCATCTTTATCATCCTCCTTAACTACATATAAGATTGTTGCTATTGCAAATCCTACTAATCCCCCTATCATACATCCAATTATAAATCCTAATATTGCTGCCATATAACCCTCCTTTATAATTCTATTATATCGTTTTTTGATGATTTTGTATAGGATGTTTTGTGTAGGGGGTAGGACTTTTTGTGTTTTTTATAAATTTTTTAGAGAGAGATTTAACGTTAGGTTAACATTATATATCACACATACGCCCAATTCAACTATAAAAGACCTTTTAAACCCCCACCCCCTATACGAAAAAATCATACTAATTACACAAAATATTTTTTGTAAAAAACTTTTTTTTCTCTTTTAAGATTTTGACGTTTTTTAATTTCCCAAAAAAATCAAAATACACAATGATTGTATGTACGTATATGTATATACATATATTTATTATAAAAAATAATAAAATAATAATATATACATATATACGTCTGAAAAGGATATTAAAAAACTTTTTTGACTTTTTTACAAAAATCTATTGACAATAAAAAAATTA